GGGAATGGTGAGGTCGTCTTTTTGGTTTTCTTTTTATCAACAAATGTGTACATTTTTTTCTCCTTAGTAAAGCGAGTAAAAATTAAAAAGTCTCCTTGCGGCAGACCTGTAAATTGTAGCTGCGTTACTACTCAATAAAGACGTAAACAACGCAGCTACTTCCTTTAAATGGTTCAACATATTCAAAGGAAATTTTCTTTGTATCAAATGCAAAGTACAAAGAAACTCTTATCTAAATGTATATAGGCTATTTTCGCGTATCCACAAAAAACATTTTATAAGGGAGAAGAAAAAAAATGTCAAATGTGGATACGCACCCCTGGGGGGATCTTTATATATCGTTGCGTGAGAGAATTTTATTATCACTTAACCGACGATAGCCCTTGAACGGGCCACCGGCAGAACATATAACTAAACCATCAGGACGCTCTTTGTAATAGCATTCACTACAAACAGGGCATGATATCGGAATTATTTTTTGTTCTTGTTTTCTCTTCATAATGGTCTAACCACCTAGCATAAAGGCCTACTTCACGACCGAAAGCTTCAATTTCCCACGGCGCGGCGAAATAACCATCTTCATTCGGCGCAGGTGTCCACAGCTTTCCATACCAATATGTATCTTCTTTTTCGGTGTTGTGATCCTTTTGCTTTGATCCAATAGCTACGAGAGGTTCAGCGGTGCGGAGTTCACCTTTAATATACTGCTTTATATGCACCAGCTCGTGCGCAAGTGTTTGAAAAATATCATCATCATCTGCGTGACAACGAAGGTCAACAGTAAACGAATAAGGTTCGTCATCTTCTTCGTCCAGGTCGTCAGGATACGCCAACCCTTGGGCATTAATCTCGGGTGAAAGCTCTACATCAATGTAAATGCCTTGCTGTAGATACTTGGGGAGTAGCAAATCCATATAAAACTGAGTTGCTGTCTTGAGCGACTCAGTTACATCTTCAGGAAAATCCTCTGAAATTCCAATTTGCATGGTATTCTCCATTCCTTATATCTTCTTATAACATAGGAAGGGAATTATGGCAACTGTTTTTATGAGAAAAAAGGGGGAAAGCAGTCCACCTAGGCTTCTGCCAATATACGAAAGACCATTCGAGCCTTCCCCAAGATGATTAAGCGGTGAAGTCGTTGACTTTCATTGCTCCGTTATCTTCTTTTGCCATCGAAACAATCACGTTCTTGTCATTAGAAGCAATAACGTCGATAACAGAACGGGAACCATACTCGTCGTTGTTATCGCGCAAAACGACGCCGATGAACTTTGCATCAACCGTCAAATCGCTGTTTTGAATTTCGAGGGTAAGCATAACTTCTTCCTTTCACTTCCTATATTATTAATATGGCAGCTCTAGGAATTAATGCAACTGTTTTTTTCATAAAAATCCGAGTCAATTTCTCTAACCACTACTCTACTGTTTGGATATCTACTTTTAAGAACAGTGTGTGACTTATCATCTTCAACGATAGCGACATAGTCCATCATTTGAATTAGATTGGGGTGTGCACCAATCCCTTTAAAAAGATCGTGTGGTTCTTCGCTATCGACTTTACCCATGCGCCAACGTTCGATTAAAAGTATGTTATCCATTTTGGAGGGTGCTTTCAATAAATTCAATATCACTCATATTTTTAACCCTAGCCATGCGAATGCAACCAGTTATTGGCTGTATCCATCCAATCAAGCTCATTTTCATCGAGCGCTGTTTCATTCCTACGATATAGAGAATGCAGCTCAATATATTTCGTTTCTACCTCTCGGTAGTTTTCATCCTTGAATGTAGGCAGTGTAAATACCTTGATTTCCATAGTGGTTCTCCTTATCTTTATACCTTAGTATATAGATAGAGAGAAGGAAATCAACTGTTTTTATTACCGATGTTGTATTTACTGATTAGAGTCCAATCGCTCTTTTCTTTAAATGATAAAATTTTTATCATATTTAAAGGCGTTCTTGGGGTTTCAAACCGGTCGGGCTCGCAAATCTCTAGTAAGTTCCAATCCCTTAATAAGAAAGCGATTGTGTTGCGACGACCCTCGTCGGTTTCATCAAAATTGCTTTTTTTACCGTCGAGTGCGAACATTTCTTTAAAATGAACAATATAAAACCTACCTTGCTTATGAAGAATATGGCAAGATTGGTAAAGGGTTTTATCTTTATGTGAAGCAATGCCGATGCGCGTTAGCGTTTCTTTAATTTTTAAAAAGTCGTTTGGTTCCCCGAGACGGATTTCGAGGAAGCTGTCTATAATATTGTTCATCAAATCACCTTTATAATTATTTTTATATAGTGTAAGTTCACAATATTATTTATTGTTTTTTGGTTTTATACCTCCAGCTGACAAAAGAGTCTTTATATTGTCCACTTGCTCGTGGTCAAGTATTTTTAGGTACTGCTCTGCGACAGCGCGTGAACAATTATAACACTGCATTACAGCATCAATAGAAGTATTCTTTTCTTTCTTGTGCCATTTTGCAAATCGCTTCCCTTTACGTACAGATTCTCTCAAGTAATCAAATTGAAGCCGGTTATCGAGGTGGTTGTTTTTATTCATCTCCTGACAATAATGTATTGTCTCGGGGAAATAAGACAAAGCCCTATTGGTTAGGAAAGGAACATACTCCTTTTCAGCTTCGGCTGGCTGAACCGCTTCTTGTATAATATCTTTCTTGGTAAAGTTAATCGCATTAACAAAATCAAAAACATTCATTATGAAGCTTCACCTTTTTTACCTTTTTTACCTTTACGTAGCACTTCATATGACTTCTCAAAAAAATCACCACATTGATCACAGGTTTCGATTTCGTGCTCGCCTTCTGCGGTCTTTAGTCTGATGAATGCAGATTCACCTTTAATTTTAACACCACACACCTTACATTTATTAATTGTCCAAAACATACAAACCTCAAGTAAATTTCAAATCGACCATCATCTCTGTTAGACAAGCCATTACATTAATCTCATGATCAGATACAAATGCAGCCTGATATTGATATTTCGAAATGATAAGCACAAGCATTGGGATAGAGTTTTTGTCTACATACTGGTTTGCTTTATCATATATCATACGGAAAAGAGTCTGTGAATCAGTATCAATATTTTCTACTACCCATTTACGCGCCTCTGTGAAATTCTTTTCTTTCAGATATGACATGAGCGTGTTAATATTGGTCTCGGTAATATTGCTCAGTATACCCGTATCAATCTTACCGCTGTCTGCATACATTTGCAGTTCATTGATAACTCGGCGCCAATCAGGGTAATGTTTTTTGATAAGCTCGACAACAACCGCTTTATCATATTCAATATTTTCTTGCTTAAGAATAAAACAAATCCGCTTGAAGATTTGTTGCAAAATGTCCTTACGGTCTTTCTTCGTTGTGTAGAATTAGGATTTAGATATTCACATTCATCCAGAATCACATACTTTCTACCCCCAGCCAAAGAAAGACTAGAAGCGAATTTCATAATATCATGTCGAAGTGTGTCAATATTACCGTTCATAGAACCGTTAATGACAATATAATCACAGCCAAGCTCTTCTAACATTGCCCGGGCTGCGGTGGTCTTGCCACATCCAGCCGGGCCGGAAAGAAGCAGGTTGGGTATATTCTTACTATCAATAAAACTTTGAAAGCGTTGCTTCACATCAACAGGGAGAGCAATATCCGCAACCTTGCGTGGTCGATATTTTTCCGCCCATATAAACTCGTTTAACATAATATAACCTTAACTAAAGTGTGTAAATGCGTGGATATTCCAATCACCGTCGATTAGATGATGGAAGTCAGGAAACTGTTTATTAAACTCAATTATATACCCCTCTTTGATAAGAGGCAAATCCCTAAGATTGAGTGTAACATCCATCTCGGGTAAATCCCATCTCGCGTCAGCTGACTTACCTACTATCCTTCCTAGATAAAAGTATTCTCCACACATATAATCCATCACCGCCCACTTATAAAAATCATCTACGGCTGGGTGGATTAATGAGCTGTTGTACTTTTCTAGAGTATTGTACCAGTTTTCATCCCATGTATGGTGCTTGATACCATAGAGCAACATAAATTCTGTGCTAGTACCCATTAAATTACAACTTCTGTATCTTCAAAATAAGAACTAGCTTCTACAGTAACCCAATACTGAATATTATCACTTGCAAAATGTGCTAGACCATCTTTACAAATAGATACATCATAATCATCCGGTTTAATCTTAGAAAAATTTTCTGTACTAAAAATAAACTTAAACTTATATGGAGTGGTGCCAACTTCTACTTGATATTGTGAACCACTATTTGATTCCCGCGAACCCTGATGTATGGTCCTGCACTCGATAGTAATATCACACTTATCACCGATAATACAAATAGTGTCAGCGCCAACAATACCAGCGCCTTTCATAATACGTGAAAAGATAGTTTTGTTAATCTTAAATTCTAAATCCTTACTAGGAAGAGTTGGAAACTTTTCCGGGGGGTCAGGAATTAGATCTGGGCTCGAAAGAGCATATTTGATGCCCTCTTTTTCTTTCTTAATATCGACATAAGTATTCCCTACCTCAAGTTCTGGCTCTTCGAACATCGAGATAGAGTTGAGAAAGCTAGACATGTCATGAATAGCAAATGTCTTATCGATATTTACATCTAGCTTCGCGCTTGCTAGCATCGATCTTGTTTCTGATATCACCGCCACTGTCTTACCCGGTTTAAATGTCAGCGCTGGGTGAATAAGCGCAAAGTTCTTCAGAACCTGAATTGTATTATCACTAAATTTCATATTATATCCTTACAGTTTATTCTTTACTCTTTGGAATATAGTCTGGATCGAGACTTTTTACAACTGTATTATCAAATTTAAACAAGAAGTTGGGAGTATTCTCAGGAGGTGCTCTATTACCGTAATCATATGAAAAGGTTACATGGGGCTTGTACTCATCAAAGTCGTAAGTAAAACCATATTGTTGCATCATGTCATTGTGAATTTTAGTAAGTGTAGGACTCTCTAATAAAGCTACCAGCGATTTTGTATTATTAATTTTGTTGGGGAATATTTCCCACCCTTTAAATTTACCGGTGATAAGATTTGGAAAGTTGAAACTCTCACTATCTTTATTGCCTTCGCGCGAGTAGATAATAGTCGCGTGAAGCTCATTTTCAGGTGTTGGATGGGGAATGTCATTATCAAGGATAAACCTAACAATATTTTTCATTGTTTGGTTATCGGCATAAGCACACACATAAGTGCCTTTATTATGGCTTTCCTCACTCAAATGCTCTTTAAATGTTTTTTGGCGGCGAGCTTTTCTACGCTTAGCAGCGGCAAGAGACATACGGGCGGTTGTGTTTAAAGAGCCATCCGCCTTTTTTCTCTCGCCTCTGCTAATCAGATTTTTTAAATTGCGGTCAGAAAAGAAATTTAATTTGTTAGACATCGGTTTCCTCTAAGATATCATTTTTAACCGCTTTTGGTTTTAAGCGCCGCGGCGTTTGGTGCCTTTTTGCTTATCTGACTCTCTGTGCTTTCGCAACTGACCAACGTCAGCTGTTGGGTTTGCGCCAACAGAAGCAATGTCCGCCAGTGAGCCAGCAAACATATATGTGCCGGTGTGAGCAAGTTTAATCCAAGGGCAGAACCAAACTTTAAGACCCATACGGCGCACCCATTGACAGAACATGTAATCTTCTGATAAGTAGCGCATAGAGTAATCACGGCCAGCGTTTCTATCGTTAAGAAACTCGGCGAGCTCTTCACCTGTTACATTGGGATTTTCTTGCAGGAAGTGGTTCATTTCATCGCTAAGATTAGCGTACTTATTATCAATTGGTGTGTCGAAAAACGCTGTAATTTCACGCGATCCATCAAAATGCTCTGTGCGTGCATGGTCAGGTTTATACCGCTGGAGAGGGTAAGTTTCCTCGAACTTTTCGAGAGTAGCTCGACGAATCATCATAAAGCCCGTACCAGCTTCAAGAATTTCAGCAGGCTGGTCAAGTTGAATCCGGTCTGTACCAGGCGCTGGATTAAATACATAATCCCCCACATACCTTTCAAGGTCTTGAGGGTTCTCGTTCGCCTTACCTTTTTCTACAGCTTGCTTAATCTTTTCCCAAGAAATATTCTTTTTGGGGTAAGGCCCGGCAAGAACATCATAATCGTCATTGTCAGGGTTTTCTGATTGAAGAGCAAGCATGGCTAACACATCTTGTGCTTCAAATGTAATATCTGAATCGATAAACATAAGATGAGTGTCACCTGAGCGTAAAAACTCATCTACACAATAATTGCGCGCTCTAGTGATAAGGGATTCGTTAAACATAAAGTAAAAACGAACTTGGATCCCGTGATGCGCACACAATGCGGAAAGATTGGCAATCGAGCGGGTATATGTTCCATAACATTGCCCGCCATACATCGGTGTAGCAACAAACAACTTACGCTGCCTGAGTGTTTCAATAGGTACTTTAATTTCTGGCATATTATAAATTGCTCCTTATTATTCGGTGCCTTTTTCTTCAAAAGCAGGGTTTTTCGGGCCATCTGTCAGACTGTCAATCTCGCTGGCTGTAATTTGTTGGGACGAGTCTTCATACTTCTTGTCGTGCTCAGATCCTTTGCCGTATGACCCGTTATATTTGCTCAAAGCCTCGCTATCAAAGCACAAATATTGACCGATTCGCGTGCCTGGTTTGACACGAAACGTGCCACAGGTAACGTGTAGTACCGCTGCCATGACACCGTTATAGCCGGTGTCGTATAACCCTGATGTAAGAAAGACCCCATTTCGGTTAAGCGTTGACCGCGTGATTACCCACCCAGCTTCATTATCTCCAACTTCAATCTCGTTCATCATAGTTACTTCGTACACGCCTTCCGGTACAGTGTAATAGCCTTGCCCGTCGAGCTTAGCTTCGTAAACACCTCGATGGATTTTGGTATCTTCATCAATAGTAAAAGTGCTGCTGCGAATCTTAAATAGTTTTTTCAACCTCAAGTCGACCGCATTAGGCTGGATATCGCCCTCATTAACAAATGTTAGCGTGGTGTTAGTTTTATCACCCATCACATGTTTCATATTTTATACTCCAAAAAAATAAGGGTTTTCTACTGTTCTAAATTCACCGCATTCCTCTACAAGTTTATTCTTAAGATCCATTTTATACATATAATTAGGAACTGTCGGCGCACAGCCGTCAAATTTTGTAGATGAAATGTTCATGTCATCGTCGATGAATAGGGGAGAGATTTCGTTTCTGAAGAGGAAAAGATCACCATGACTAGCATCAGTGGACTTAAACAAAACGCAACTAAAAGTGCCGTCTACGTCTTTAGGCACACCTTCTCTAATAACCTGCATAAGAAGGAGTTTGGTGTCCCAGGTATCATTACTATTTAGCTCTTTTTGCATCACATTGATATGTTTATTTTTAATAATACCGTTATGCCATAGGCAATGAACGCGATCATCATCCTGCACAGCGGCAGGATGAATAGAATCTTTATTTCTATTATCTGTTGTAGGCGCCTGCGTGTGTGTAATCCCATAGCACCCTTCAGGTACTTTAATAAGATCGAGATCAATCTCACCAAATGCCTTTGAAACCGTGAGCAAGCGGTTATTGACGTCGTAAATAGAAAAAGAATGGGAATGCGAGCCTCTGTAAGAGTTTAACTCGGTCAATTCTTTTAATTTATCAGTATCAAGCGATCCACTAATTGCGCACATTAGCTAATTCCCTTTCCATGAGTTTATCCCAGTCGATATCGATAGAATAAGATACAGGGTCTCTAACGCCAAACTTTGCAAAGTTTTGAATACGTTCAGCGCAACTTGGACATTTGCCACATGAGTCCCCTGCTTCATTAGGGTTATAACACGTAAGCGTTGTTTTCATTAAATCAACATTCCCGTCAAGTTCTTGAAGCAATTCTAGCTCTTGAAGTTTAGAGAAATGGCTAAATGGTGCGATTACCTGTACAGGCATCTTACGGTTTTGACTTAACGTATTGTTAATCGAATCAACAAACTGTTGAGTTGTGTCCCAATAGGAATACTGGTCATGAACCTGTAAGCCACATACAATATTTTTAATCTTGCGCGTTTGAGCGTAAGCAGCGGCCATTGACAACATCACCATGTTGCGATTAGGGACCTCTGTGAGCGGTGCAGGATCGCCCAACACATCTTGTATTGTAGGCATTTTAATATTTTTATCAAGGTTAGCTGAGTAACCCATCCCAATTTTACCAAGAGCTGAAATATCGAGAATTTGATGTTGAACCTTAAGCTTGTTACAAGACCTATGAGCCATTACTAGCTCATTAGATTGCTTCTGCCCATAACTAAACGAAAGAGCATGCACGTTTTTATTGCCGTACTTCTCTACACAAAGTCTCAACGCAATGGTACTATCCATTCCCCCTGAGAGAATAACTACTGCTCCACCATCAGGCAATGTGTTCAAGACATCTTCACTCTTCATTTTTTATATCACCTTTTAATCGTTCAATATAAACACAAGCGTCCATTAGTTCTTCTTGAAGATGTTGAAGCCAATCAAACAAATCAAGATCTGATCTTTCGGTCGTTGTGTTATATTTGTCAAAGCCTACTTCCATTCGTTGTTGAAGTTGCTTACATACTTTTAATACGTTGTTATCCGGGAGCTTTGTTGTCATTGACGCAATGTCTTTACATTTACAATAGATGGTTCAACCAATGCACCAGCAACCCTAAAGAGTAGATCTTCGTTGCTAGCACGAACCGGATTAATATCGATGCCACCTCTTCGAGTGTATAAGCATGCTACAAGGATATCGCAGCTATCCCCCATCAAGTCGTAAAGTCTCTTATAGATGCATTCGCAGATTTCTTCATGAAAATGGTTTTCTTTACGCATAGAAACGATGTACCGGAGTAACGATTCCGCTGAAACTGTTTTAGGGCCTTTAGTATACACAAACACATCGCCCCAATCTGGTTGATTGGTAACGCGACAATTAGATCGTAGAGAGCTTGAGCGCAGCATAGTCGTGTGATTATCCCCGATCGTATCTACAACTTCTAGCAGCTCAGGGTTTTCATTATACGCACTAAAATCTAGCTCTGTGACATCAATAAAGTTTTCGATATGAATAAATCCGCTAGTGAGCGGTTCATTATAAGCTTCAGGTATTGTACGAAACATAACATCAGGCTCAAACTCTAGCACTGATGTAAGATCTTCGGCTACCTTATCTTCAATAGCAAAAACAACATCTTCAACAGTCTCACCAAGGGCAACCATATTGAATGAATTAAGGTATAGTTTTAGTGATTTAGATTCGACAATATTTTTACTGTCGCTATTATACACAATTCGCAAAAGCCCGGAAACAGGGAAACCGTTATTAGTGAGAGCGGAAACCTCGTAACAATTCCAAGTATCAGCGCCTCTAAAGGGCAGCGCTGTTTCGTCAATATTATATTGTTCCCTATTGAGAATGCGGGGAACGCCTACAAGCAAATTGCTATCAATAGTATCCGGTGTTACGTATGGTTTAACAACAGTACCGTCGCCGGCTTTCCCGAGATGTGTTGATGCAATTTCATTAATGGTTGTTGTGCTCATGTAGTTAGCCTCTCTTTAATTGATAAAACCTGGTTAACGCGTTCACGTACTGACCCACTCAAATAGTGTACGTCGATATCGTTTTGTTGAATATACAAATTGAAAATATCGTTAATTTCACTCTGCCACTTACTATCTGTTTCTCTCACCCCATCGTTTTCTATCTCAAACTCAGGCTGGATAAAACAGATAACATCATAACACGGTAATGTCTCTTTAAATATTCTAAAACATTCCTCAAATGTACCCTCGCTAACAAGTTTGTTGTGATAAAGCCAGTCCGTATAAACAATACCATCTAGTGACGTTCGATCGGTAATAAAATTAGGGTACATAAACACATTAAAAACATGTTCCTTCATAATAATAAGTTGAGTGGTATCACCCCCGTTTTTGTTAATATCGAGCCCATATTTTTTTACTGTACGTGTAATTTCGTCGCGAATAACATAATGCGCGAACTCTTCCTCAGAGCGTAGAGCATTCAATAATGTAGTTTTACCCACCGACTGGGCGCCACTGATTCCTATACGCATATTTTATCCTTTAGAATATTTACCCACAATTTTAATTGTATATCTTTTAAAGATTTAATCAAGTTATTTAAATCTTTTGCTGCATCATGGTCTGTATACATATCATCGTCAAAATAAAAAGATTCAAACGCTACAATCTTCCCATCATCGAGCTCTGGGGTTACTTCATGCAACACGACTCCTGTTGAGGGGAGTCCTAATAGAAGAGCTTTATGTTGAGGGTCTTTGCCCTTTAATTCGGGGTAGTTAATAATATCCCCGGGATGGCCATTATAAATTTTTAGATTTGTATTATTACAAACCTGTTCTGGTAGGATTCTCAAATAACCATGAAGCGTTACAATAGACGGTTCTCTAACCATCTCAAGAAAATCGTTAATTTGTGCTGGTGACAATCTAATGATATTGTGAGTGTGGAGGCCAGGATGTTCGTTGTATTGTTTTTTCCCAATATTTTTAATCACAAGATCAGGCTTGCGCCCAAGCTGTGTGGACAGGTTAACAATTTCCGAACCAGTCTGACTATATAAAGCAATCCACATCATTTACAAAACTTTCTAAATACGTTGATATTATGAAAAATATCTTCTTCTTGCTTTTTATCAATAGTCGAATTCATTATAGTATAAAGTTTCTGCGTAGGTTTTGTAAACAACCCAATAGGGTACTCGTATCTTATACCTTTGTAGCCCGTAACGACAGGATTAGATGTGTCAATGGTGTCAATCCAATCATATTTTCTATAATGTATAAATTCCTGTGGACAAAAACACCCTAAAAGATGATGGGGTTTTGTGGTATCAATCACATTTTCTTCGAGAAGAAAATCAATTAATTGTTGTCGACCCCTCATAAAGGCATGTTCATCCGACTTATAGTTATGATCGGGCGTGCAAAGAAAGGAATAATCAAAAGAGAAAGCAATCTTATCTACATAATTTTTAATATTTTTATAGCACCATATAATATCGTCTTCATTATTGCCTTGCACTACGCCAATCTTTTTAGCGTCGCACTCCACACGCTTTTCGTATTGAGCAACCCATTCTCCTACTTTAAAAGAAGTGCCTATACTATCCTCAAGTACATCAGGAATAATATATTCGGTAGGTTTAAGTTTATTAATCCAATCAAGAAAAAGATCTGAGTCAAACGCTTGACCAAGTTCAAAGATAGAATTATCTAAAATAACATGTCGGCCTTTGGCAACAGCTTCTTGTGCCTTTTGCCAATAATCTTCATTTTCTTCAAATAAATGAACTAAGAAATAATCGTAATCAGTATTCTTTTGTACATCATCAAAAATAGACAATGGAGCTTCATGTGCTATTCTCATATAAATCTTCTTTCTTTTTAGTATAACGGGTGTCCCATTCAGTCCCTTGCAAACTGCTGTTGAAGAGCGATCTGATCAAAGAATTCTTTCTTTACATCAGGCTCATGGAAACAGCCATGGAGCACTGTTGTTTGTGTAAGAGAAGAGTGTGCACTAATACCTCTATTTTCACAGCAACCGTGACGAGCTCCAATATATACGCCTACATCATCTGATTTAGTAGCTGCTATAATCTCACGAGCAATATCATTACAGAGCTCTTCTTGTAGAGTGCCTCGGCGCGCACACCACTGTGCAATACGAGTATACTTTGAAAGACCAATAACTTTTTCACCAGGTACCACGCCAATATAAGCAACACCTGTTACCGGTTGGTGATGGTGTGAGCACATGGATTTGAGTTCCGAGCGAACAACTAACATACCAGTGTATGCCAATTCATCCTCATTAGGGAATGCTGTTGCGACTGGCTTGGGGTAATAACGCCCTTTCATAATTTCGTACATATACATCTTTGCTAGACGGCGCGCCGTGCCATGTGAATTAGGATCATTATGACGGTCAATAAGAAGGGTATCGAGCACTTTTTCAAAAGCTTCTGTCGCTTCATCAACTAAAGATTCACGGGTATCGTCAGTAAGATATTCGCTAATATTATCTCCAGCCCAGAAGCGCTTTCCATCGGCTTGCATTTGTTCTTTAATAATTTCGTGCGTATTCATATATTACTCTACCTCATTAATCAAACGTTCGCATCTTTGTAAGCGTAGTATATCCGCTGCAATATCGTGGATAGGGTCGTGTTCTCTAAAGAATTTTGCCCAAAGCTCTTCATCATCAATAGGCACAAAACCATTTTTCTTGAGTTTAAAATTAAAACGGGTATCAATATATGTGCGAGTGTCACGCACTAACCAAAATGGAAGCTGGTTTTCAAAATAAGAACGATTACCCATATACACATCACACAAGCGCTCTAAAAACGGCGGATCAAAAGCATTTGATCGTGTCCACCATTTGTTCACACGATTGGTGTTTGTTGATTGTTTAATATGTGATTCAATATTTGATATAAGCTGTTTATGAGAAATATCAACTTCAGAGTTAGGCGTAATAATTCTATCCCTTACCTCAGGGTCCTGTTTATCCCACCAATCCGTGTCACGTTTAGTGTACGTACAACCGTTGTCTAACTCTTCCTGAAGATCTAGTTTATCATAGCGAACAGACTTCACAAGTTCCTTAAAGGTATACGGGTTGTCAGACGTAAACCTATCCCAATCAAATACAAAATAAGCGCATGCGACGGTGGGTGAGTTAAAAATACTTTGACCGATTGTTTCAAAGTCAAATATAAAATGTGGATTTTCCATTAGATTAAACTTTCATTGTCTTCGCGACGGCCTTCACGGTAAGCCATGTTAGATTGGGTCTCACGCACTTCAACTCTAAAGCACCAGAGCCTATCCGCCTCGCCGGGGCCCCAGTTGTCCGGGATGTAGACGCCGTTAACAAATTTATAAAGCATATCTGCAAGACCTTCACACCCAAGACGGGGAAGGATTGTAAGCTTGGCAGCGCCGAGGCGTTCACCTTCCTTGTACCAGTCAATAAGTGGATCATCTTCTGCCACTAATTGTCGGTGATCAAATTGTTCTTGAAGAATTGTTTTAAGGTCTTTAAGTCCCCCATAATCAGCAACCCAATTTCTAACATCTAAATGATCGGTCCCGAAATAGAACTTCATTGAAAAGGCATAGCCGTGATTCAGATTGCAATGCGAATCAGCCCTCCACTGTCTATATGCAACCGGAAAGGCATCAATATATTCTTTTGTTGATACAAATTTATAAGGTGCGTTCATTGCTCGCTCTCCCAATAGAAGTTGTAGTATTTTTTATCGTTTTCTCTGTCGATGAGTTTAGCTTTATAATGTACATCTGGTTTTGAAGCACCCGTATTATAAATCAACGTTGCATACCTAATTACATTATAGACCTGGTCGTCTATATAACAATCCTCAGGTAAAAATTGTGTATACTCCCTGTGGAATGTTTCAAAAGTATACCCACTATCAACTATATCATCTACTATAAGCACTTTCCTTCCATACGTCAAGTGTTTTTTTAGTTTCAAGTCAAGTTCTGTTTCTTTTGCATCTCTTAAACTCCATGTTACAGGTATTAATGGCACGCCTAAGCGATAAGATAGCATCGTAGCTGGTACAAGTCCTCCTCGCGCGAGACCCACAACCGCGCTCGGTTTCCAACTATCGTTTTTAATCTGATCTACTATGAGGTTAATAGACTCAAGTGTGTTTTCATACGAAAAGGCTTCGTCTCCTTCAAACTCTACATCCATTTCATCACACCTTCGTACGAATCTTTTTCACGGTTTGCCATATAAACAGGAATCCTTCTACGTTTAGCTTTAGTGATAGTATCATGTGTGCCAGTTCCTCCGGGGAATGCTATAACAAATTTTGGGGCTTCATTTAACATTAAAGTGTTTCGCCGGGGCCCAGCAGCTTTACTATAATGTGCCCAGTCCGGTTCAAATATTTTACATTCAATATTATTTTTTCGGGCCCAATAAACCGCGAGCCTATCCGCACCAAAGACACGTTCTAAGGGAATATCAGGCTCCAAGGCGGTGCCTGTGATAATAGTACTACAATCATGGCACAGTTTATCTAGTATATAAAATGTAAATTTGTGGTCGTCATAGTAACGACCCCCACATACAAGCACACTATACATACTATGTTATGTCCCGATTTGATTGCCCCACAGGTAACAATGCACTCTCGCTGAAACATTGTACCCTTTTTCGATAGCCTTTTCAGCCACTTGTGCAGCGATTTCGTTTTGCCCCTCTACAGTTGCTGATAGCGGCATAATCCACACCGGCCACTCAATATCAACCATGTAGTTACGGAATTCGCGATGCACTTCTTCCCACTCTTCCCATTGTCTCTCTTCGAGCCCAAGAACGGGTTTAAGCTGAGCCTCTGAATTTTTTACAAGCTGTGTGTATTTCGCTGCTCTTTCTGGCTTAATGGCTTTTTTGCTCTTTTCCCCTGACACTGTAAATAGTTTAGGTGACACAGAGAAAAATACTTCTGTTAATGGATATTCGGTGTTGAAATACTCAACTAGGTCATCGCGCAACTCTTGAGTACCATTAGTTTCAAAGGTAATATACTTTGGAGTGTTGTTGCGGCGCTTGAACTCCGTAAGAATTTCAATTACAGCTCTTTGTGAAACGGGCAGCAAAGGTTCGCCCCCGGTGAAACATAAGTGCTGCTCCTGACGTGATTTGGGATGCCGAAAGAGTCCAAGCGGATTATCATCGTTGCGCATCATTTGCTCAATGGTATCACAAATCTCTGCCGCTGTTTTATTATGTTGTAGATGGCGATACTTAGTTGACCATGAATATGATGAATCGCAACCAAATTCCCATACAGGAAGATCTTCGATGCGCTCTACAGAATCGACATCAAATTCTTTATAAGGGAGGGCGTGTGTTGAAGGATCAGTGGGGTCCTTTTGACCAAACCCATTGCATTGCAAATTACAAAGAAAGAAGCGCACCCACATTGTAGGTACACCAGTGTAATGGCCTTCGCCTTGAATAGATTTAAAGATTTCGGAATATTGAATAGACATATATGCTCCTAGTTTTGCGGTGGAAGGGCACCTCTCAGTTATATTTAGGCCCTTTAAACTTGGCCCACCTAATAAAAGGGAGATTATCTGCTTTATGCATCTTTTTTATTGCGACGACGGAGTAATTTTAACTTATTCATAGCGCGTTTCTTTTCAATAAACGAAGCTCTTTCTATCATAGTTATACCGTCTAAATGGTCTAGCTCATGTTGAAAAACGCGTGCTGTCATTCCATCCCAGACTTTTGAATTAAATTGACCTGTAGGGTCTTGAAAAGTAACCTCAACGCGTCGCGGCCTTTTCACCTTAACAGTCAACCCCGGAAAAGACAAACAACCTTCCTCTAAAACAATTGTTTCAGTTGAAACATCTAGTATTTTCGGGTTAAAGCACGGAATCAATTCGTCTGTTTTGATAACAAATACCCGGTGTGGGAGTCCTATCTGATTGGCTGAAATACCTATTCCATTTTCTTTCAGCATCACCTCAGAAAGCTCACAAACAAGATCGAGTGGATTTACAGGGGGGTTGCTAAAATCAAATAGGTCGAGCGGCTGTTTTAGCACCGG